ACTCCCAAAGATTCGATCACAAACTCAATTGTTTTTCAGCTTCTTTTATTTGTGAAATATACTTTTTATTATCTTCGCGCTCTTTGAGCAACTCTTCTCGCTCTTTCTGTAACACAACTACCAACTTCTCAAATCCATTAACCGCATCTACTCGACCTTTTCCGCGAAGTTCTATTATTTTGAACACCGCCCCGAATGCTCCGCCGCCTAGTATCCATTTTATCAACTCTTCATAGTCTTGCATCGGGTAAGTTCAAAACTTCAATTATCTTCATTTCGCACGTGTAATTAATATGTTTTATGATCGCGCACCCGTCCATAGTCTCTATAATATCGGCATATGTTAAGGTTGTATCTTCATAGTTTTCACCTTCATTTACTTGTTTTAAATATGCCAAGCATTCTTCGTATGTCCCTATATAATACATATTTATAGTGTTGAATCGTTTACAATAGAATTTGTATCTGCATCACTTAAAGCTGCGCTAAATAATAAAATTTCGTTTATTTTACCGTCAAAATAATTTGCATCGGCTTGCCCTCCGTTTCGAGTTCTAACTCCAATTGTAAGGCTGCTTGCGGTTGTGCCTACTGTTCTACTTCCTGTTGCACTTGTAATGGTGTGCGTGCTGTCTAGCGTTCCGTTTATAAATAGTTTTACAGTTGTGCCTGTTATAGTTACCGCAAAATAATAATCTGTTGAAGTGCTTATAGTTGCCGTGCTTGCAAATGTTTCAACTGTGCCGCTGCTGTCTATTCCCATTTGCAATTTACTGCTTGCATTTACGCCTAACGAAAAAGGGACATTAACGCCCGAGCCTATGTTTTGCCTACTTTCTAAAATAGTGTTTGCACTCGCCCACGACACATCAGAACCCGAAAAAACATTTCCATTTATTCGCGCTACAATAGTCAAATCACTTCCTAAAGTTTGAAATACTGCGGGTGCTGTTGTGTTATTCCAAACCAAAAGCCTGTCATCCGAACCATCAAATTTCAACGCTCCGATTGAATTAATTGTCTGTAATGTACCCGAACTTATTAAAGTAGGTTGATTCGCTGCTGTGCTTTCGCTTGCGTCATTTGCGTTTGCCGACTGGTCGTAAAAGTCTGTTACAAGACCATTATTTGCTCCGATAAATGTCGAAGCTGTTGCGCTGTCTATTAGGTTACTTGCAAACCCTATGTCGTCTGTTGCGTTATCGCTGCTTCGCCTTATTGTTAAGTCGTCGCCCGAATAGGCAGCCCTTAATTGTCTTGCGCTTATTCCAAATAGACTATCAGAATATTCATCGAAAACAAACTCCGCTGCTGTTACCGCAGCAACCAAAGTACCGTCGCCCGTATAATTTGGAGCAAAGCGTTTTGTAACCAATAAGTCAGTCGCTTGCGTACCGTCACCCGTCATCGTAGCAGTTAGCTGTCTTGTTATCGGTCCAAGTTGAGTGTATTGCGTTCCCGTGCCTAAGAATCGCGCCTTTAAGCCGCTGTTAATAACGGCAATATTCGTCTTGTCTATGCCAATTCCTAAGCCTAAGCGCATCTAATCCATTTTAAAGGTCAAATCACCAATTACAATTTCCACAGGATCAGCTGTGTTGATAGTCTTAGCACTTGCTACAACGCTCAATTGATTACCCGCTGTTGCCGCGTCGTATAATGCCACATAAGCCACTACTCCGCCAGCGCTTGCGCTTGCTGTGAATGTTACTGCCCCGCTGTTGCTCATTATACGTCCGTTGCCGTCCGTGCTAATAGCGCCGAAGGTTACAGAAGGTCGCGTTGCGCTGCCCGTTAATGTCGTTAATAGTGAACTTGAACCGCTATCAAGTAAATCTACGTACACAGTAGGAGCTGCTGCGAAAGTTGAACCTTTAAGCCAATTTAAAACCTGATCTTCAAGGTATTGTGATAATGTTGCCATGTTGTTATTTTTACAAAGATATTAATTTATAGTAAACTTTAATTGTGAAGTCATAATCACCGCTTGCATCGCTACCAATCGAAATTAAAAGGTCTTCATTTGCAAAGAACTTTGTTTCGTCAGTCGGGTTAAATTGCTTCGTTAGCCCCGTGTTAATCGCTGTCAATAGCCCGCCCGCGCTTATTACGTTGGTCGTTTCGCTTGCGAAGTAAATCGAAGCGTTACCGCTGCCGTAGTCGATTGTACCGTCTGTTTTTATAATTACAACCTTAGTCACTACGATGTAAGTATCTGCGCCGCCCGCGGGTACTATCGTCGCCCCCGTTACGCCCGTTGTCATCAAAGCGGGTGTAATTTCGTAATCTACAACTCCGCTTATTTGTCCGTCTCCTTCGGTCATCTGTACGCCACCTAATACACCGTTAGGTAAGTCTCCTTCGTTTGCGTTAGCTCGTCTTTTTCTAAATAGCCTTCGTCGCTTTTCGTATTTCGTTTCAGCGCTTATGTTCGTTTTATCGCGGTAAATCTGCCACCATCTACCCGACCAAGTACCTTGATTGCAGCTAAATGAGACATCCATCGGAATATAGAACTGACTATCCCAATTAACGCGATATTGAAAGCTATTCGAGTAGTACAATTCGCCGTCATAGATGCTAATTGGTTGGTCATAATAGGCTAATGCTTCATTGCAAAGCAGCTGTAAGATACTTGTATAAGTACCGCTATTGCCTTCTCTCCAATTCGATGTCCCTTCATAAGTACCGCCGTTGTTTACCATTAGTCGGCCCGTGTTAAATAACGAATCACCAATGTTTAAAGTACCTAAATCTATTGTTTCGTCGTCGCCTATTTCTGTTCTTGAATTAGCGCTTTTATAGATTGTAGCTTGAACGTTTTGATCCGTGCCTTCAAGTTCAATAGTTCCGAAAACTGACCAACCTTCATTACTTAAAGTAGTTGGCAACCAACCCGCACCCCCTATTTTATGGTAATCGTAAAAGTCATCTAAGTATATTCTTAGAGTTACATAACCATCTGCGGGTATATCTGTTGTAGTAAGGTTATAATTACCATTTAAAATTACACTACTGCTAGGATTCTCTTTCTCGGTTTCAAAGTCATAAGTTGCGGCTGATGTGACCCATTCTCCATCATTTGAATTAGTGTAATAGTAAGTAGTACCGCCTTGAGTTTCTAAGGTTAGCGCTATTTTAAATATAGCTTTGTGTATTTTATTTCTATCGGCGATAGCAATTCCACTAGCCCCCGCAAAATAATTTATAGGAATGCTTAAACTTGTATTTGTTAGCCCTTCAACTAATCCTACATTTTGAGCCGTTGAAGCCCCATTTTTAAAGTAGAACTGCCCTATTTCGCTTGTCAAAAACGCTTGGTCGTAGGTTAGCTGTATTTTCTTTGCAGCGGGTAAGAAGGCTTCGTTGTTACCCATTGCCCGCGCACTTGTAAGGCTTGTATTAGTGGCTATTGCTTTTTCATAAGTAGCAGAACTCGTTGAGCTGTTTTGAGTAGTCCCGTTTTGCCTGTAAACATTCTCTTTCAATGTCGTGCTATCACGTTGCCCGTATTGCTCAAATCGCCAAAGGCCTTCACTTTGGTAAACTCTGCAATTCCATAACTTCGCCACTTGTACAAGCACATCAAAAGCACTTGTATATTGCACTTCGCTTCCATCTTCGCCCTTTATCCTGAAAATATCAGTATCAATATAAGATAAATATAAGGGATCTGTTGTAGCTCCGTAGGTCATTGTATCTTCCCACCAATCGCAAGAAGTTACCAAGTAGTCATCAGCTGCCGCAAATAGGCCCGCTAATCCTGAATAGCTTAATAACTTGGTTAACAAGGTCACAAATAGCGTTCTAGGTGGCACACTACTCGTTATATTGTTGTCTACGTAATCTTTGTCTTGCATCCTACCCAACCCATCAGCGCACTTCAAAATAAACTGTCTAGGTTGCGCCGCTTCAACTTCTTCTACTTGGTCTTGTAATACCCAACCAAACCACCACAACGAGTAACCGCTGCCCGTGTCTTGATATACTTTTACTTGGAATCGCTCTTGTTGGTTTTGAATTAAAGCGGGTATAAATGTTGAATTGAAATAACCGCCTTGATTCCAACATTGTACTTCACAAGTCGAAGGAATAACGGGTGTTAATATGTTGTCCGTATCGGTTGAATAAGAAATATTAACGTCTTGAACTACAAAAGTATTAGCCAACGGGCTACCCGCCGAAGTGTCGATAATTTCAACCTTATAATCTATGTCTTGATTACTTGTAAACTCGCTTGTTAATACTACCGCCATTAATATCCCCTGAATCGGGTTCTTTGCTTTGTTGCTCTTTCGTTTGAGAGTAAAATATCGCTGCCACGTATTACCGCTTCAAGTCGTTGCGAGCCGCCGTTGCCGCCACCGTTAATCATGCTAAATAGGTTTCTTTGTTGCCCGCTGTTTAGTATCATTTCGCCGCTGTTAACTCGAGCCATTACGCGGTCGCCACTAAAAGAACTACCGCCAACAATACCACCCGTTGCGAACTGTGGTATTGCTGCGAACGCTCCAATAATGCCACCAATTGCGGTAGCGATAAAAGCGGGCGTTGCCACTACTGCCGCTGGGCCTGTTGCATTACCCGATTGTGTAGCCCCTACAATGGCATTACCAATTGACTGACTTAATGCCATTGCAATTAGTTGCGTTGCTGTATCTGCCATGCCGCGAAGAAATCTACCCGCGCCCGTTGTTGCTTCGCCAAATGAGTCTACTATTTGATAGCCCATTGTTGTAAAAGCATTACCTACGGAATTAGCAACTAATCCCGCTATTTCTTGTGTTTCTTGAAGTTTTGTGTTGAATGCATCTAAGTTCCCTAACATCTCAGGATTTACAACTTCGTCTTCTATTGACCCGCTTTGTTGTCCACTTCTATTTCCTTTTTCTCTGCCTTCGCTAGTACCTACTAGCTTTTTCATTGCATCGGTTGTACCTTCAATTTCGGCTGTTGCTTTCTTCGCTTCGTCACCTATTTTTTTAATGCCACTTGCAACTCCTGACGCTTCACCTTTTACGAGCCCCATCGCTTTGCCCGCATTTTTCATTGAGTCGCCTAAACTTGCCCACTTTTTAGTAACGGGTATTATCGTACCTTTTAAACCTTCTAGCTTATCAGAAAGATTAGTTAACGGGTTAGTCAGATTAAAACCCGCTAGGTTCGCTATATTTACAAATCCTTGAGCTAAAAAAGCTAAGTGTTTTACAACAGATTGAACCATTGTAATAACGCCGTTCTTTATATAAGTGAAAGCATTTAAAAGGTGTTGAGTTACTATATCCCAATTATTCCATAGGTCTATTGCAATAGCAGCAAAAGCCGCAATAACAACGACCGCTGCCGTAATAGGCCATATTAATGAATTTACAGTTACAGACAAAGACCCGAAAGCTGTTATAAGCGCGGGCATTATTGTAAGAACAGCGCCTAACCCTAACAATAAAGGCCCAATAGCTGCGGTTATACCGCCTATAATTACAATAATACTTTTTGTAAGTGGTGTAAGGTCTTTAAATCCCTTCATTAATTTAGTAACAACATCTATCAGTGGGCTTAAATAGTCACCTATTAATGTGCCTATATCACCCATCATTAGGTTAAAATTATCTCTTAATGTAGATAACCTACCGCCTAATGTCTGACTTAGTTTTTCAGTACCGCCAAAGAACTTACCACCTTCGCTAGTACCTTTTTTAAATGCTTGCTCTAATAAATCAAAAGTAATTTTACCTTGACTTGCTAAATCTCTTAACTCTCCTACATTCTTACCCGTTACATCTCCTAATAATTGATAAATAGGTATTCCATTGTTTATAAACTGATTTAGGTCTTGTGTCATAACTCGACCCGCTGCCGCTGACTGACCAAAGGCCACCGCTACGCGCGCTAAATCTGCCCCGCTAACACTCGCAACATCGCCCAACATTTGCAAGCTCTCAAATGCCTTATCAGTAGTTAAGCCAAAGCCCATTAATTGGTTATTGACACTAACCAACTCATCAAGCTGAAAAGGTGTACTTGCGCTAAATGTTTTTAATCGCTCAAAGGCTTTTGCACCCGCTTCAGCGCTTCCTGTCAATACATTTAAGCTAGTAGCTAGTTTCTCGAATTTAACAGCGTTAGCAACTGCAACACCACCCGCCGCAACTAGAGGCAAAGTAAGATAAGTAGACATTTTTTTGCCTACGTCTTTCATCTTTGTTGCTGCTTTTTCGACCGATTTATTAACCCTATCTAAGCTAGTAATGAACTTGCCTACATCAGCCGTTATTTGTGCGTTTAGCGTTAAATTAGTCTCCATTGGTCAACTCTTTATATTTCGCAAACGCGGGTATAAAAAACAATAGCCCTAAACCAAAGCAAAGCATCCACGGAATACTCAAAAGCATAATTATCAAGTATTTGGTTTTTTCTTGCATAATCTCTCTATTTGTGCTTTTTTAATTAAATATTCATCCTTGCTAACTTGCTCAACTAACTGCTTTATCCTATTCCTATCCGAGTGCAAAGGAAACAAATCTTCGGGTTTCTTGTTTCTTTTTACTTTCCCATCAATCAAAGAACTCCACATTATTCGTCGCATAATATCGCGCTCAAAATCTTGTCTTTCGTGATAACCTTCGAGCCAAATGTGAAACTCGTTTTCAGTCATCGACCAAAACTCCTTTGGTTTCAAACCCGACTTTAAAGCTACAAAATAAAGCTCGTCAAAGTCTATTTTTTTTTAGTCGGCTTGTTTGAATTTACTTCGGGTTCAAGCAAACTCTTACCAAATAACTTGACTTCTAAAACCTTTTCAACGCAACCGCCTATCACTTCGGCTTCTACATTTTCAAAGTCATTAACAAACTTGGCCCTTGAATATTCAAATGTTGTGCTGTTCAATTGAGAGTAAGCCTTACACCCAAAGTACATTAAATCTATCAATTCAAATAGATCGACTGTTTGGTCTTTAAATAAGTGCTTACCAAAGTCCTGCAAAGAAAGTCCTTTATCTTGACAGTACATTTTAAAAGCTAGGAGACAAAACTGCCCCCTAACTTTCAACGGTTCTATTTCAAAAATGCCAGTCATTCTATGTTAATTCTACGGCTGTTAATGCTCCATTACCTGTGAAACTTGTACTCCATCCCATGCTCGCTTCCATTTCAGAAGTTAGCTCTAAAGATGCAAAACTAGCTGTACCTGTAAAGCTGATAGTACCTGCCGTTGCTGCTGTGTGTTGGAATACAACCGCCCAATCTGTACGCGAGTTGATAAGGTCGTAAATCTCTTTAATGGTATAAGTTTCGCTCGGATCGTATAGCCCTTCAAAGCTACCTTCCCAACTTCTTAACCCTTGAATGTGTTCAGCCCATCCACCGCTATCTTTTGTTGTTGCATCGGGTAAATCTACCGATAAACTAATAGATGCGTTAGTTGTTGCTCCTATTACGTTTCCGTCAACCGAATAAACGTATAGAGTCCCGTTCAAAACTGCCATTTTATTTTAATTTTAAAGTTCGTTGCATAATATTGTTAAATCTATCTTATTGTACATTTCTAGTTTGTTGTCTATCAATGTACTATCGTTGGTAATATCGTTTAAAACGACACTATAAATGTCAAAGTTTCCCGTTGCTTCTGTCAATCCGTTACCCCTAGCCACTAACACTTGTAACGCTTCGTTTGTAATCTGATCAAGTAGTAAGCTGTCAGGTTGTGCTACGTTCGTTTTTGTTACAATCGTAACTTCATAATTAACAGAACCTACAAAGCTGTTTTTAGTACCTAAATCTTCGTAACCAAGTGAACCGCCCCAAATAAAGTTATTAGGTGGCTCTTTCGGTGCATCTGTATAAACAGTAACACTCTGCCCGCTTACGGTTGTTACACTCGCTACATTTAACGCTGTATAAATCGCTTGTTTTATGTATAGAATAGGATTTTTCACGAGCGCATAAGTCTTTTAAATTTACCAACTGCCGCGTTAAATCCTTTCTGAAAAAATGGCCTTGATTTCATTCGGCTTGTGCCATCGTTTACATATTGGGCATATTCCGCATTGTTGAATATCTCAACGCCAAATCCGTTAAGTATTGTTCGCCAACCGTTAGAAGCCTTTAAGTTACCACCCGCATAACCGCGAATTCCCGTACTTTCAGGAGTCCCAACGGGTGACTTTTTACGCGCCACGCTTTCACCTTCCAACCCTGCCGATGCTAAAGCTATCTTAGTTTTCTTAGCAACATTAAGCCCGAATAGGTCAACGCCTTTTCTAAATTTCTTTAGCTCTGTTTTCGATATGGTTAGCTGTATCTGTTTCACTTTATCGCAACTGCTTTTAATATGTAGTAGGTAGCTTGTGTTACTTCTACGCTCGTAATATGGCACTCTAAGCCATTATAATCTACTCTATCACCTTCCGATACTGTCAACGGCCTACGTACCGTTATTTTATATTCGTTTTTGTATTCAATACCGCCATCTTCACGGGTATAAGTATTCATCTTTTCAGCTACATCTGCCCACCTTACGACGCCCGTACCCGTGCTAAGTTCAGGATTACCAAACGCATTAACACCGCTTGTTGTTTGCGTGTAAAAAGTAACCCGTTGGTTAAAATCTCCTATACTTATGCCTTTTGGTCTCATTCAAATGTTACATTAGGCATTATCTCACTCAATAGCGAATAGCTCGCTTCGTCATTAACTGCAAACTCATCGAAGCTGTGAATATTAGTTTCGCTTTTAACGTCAACAAAAGCATTTTTAAAGTCTAATAAAGTCGGCTCAAAGCCATGCTTTTTTAATACTAGCTCGCTGTTGTTGTCTAGGCCACCGTTTAGCTTTACGCAATAAAGGTCTTTCTTATTGTCAAATATTGCGCTT